CTTCGACGGCGCCCTCGTCGTCAGCTTTCCACTCCAGCGAGAGGTGCTTATATTCCATCTGTTGCCCCTTCCGGGTTTGCGCCTTGGTTCATCGCGCCCGTTGACAGGCGGTTGGCGCTTTCGTCATCCACCGGGTTCAGCCCGACTTCGACGCGGATTTCGTTCTGCGTCATCCAGGCAGGGGTCCCGCCCGCGCCGAGCGCCTTTGCGTAGTATTCAGCCTGGTCTTTGAAGTCGCCGCGCAGAAGGTTGCGCTCGTCCAGGTCAACCCGCAGGCCCGTCTCGTTGCTCAGAATGTCCCGGTTGGCCGCCTGCTCAAACCGCTCAATCCACGGCCCAAGGGTGTGGATGACATGGTTTCTGAACATTTGCTCCGCGCTGGCGAAGGTTGCAGCCTTGTCGGCCTGCATGAGCATGATGGGCTGCACCCGGAACACGCGGGCGATTTCCTCAACCTGCAAGCGCCGGGTTTCGATATACTGCGCATCGACGCTGGTCATCGTCATGGATTGGAACTTCGCGTCCCCGTCTAGAATGGCGATGCCGCCGTCCCCGTTCGCGCCGAACTTCTCCTGCCAGGTTTCCCGCAGCTTGTCCTTGGTCTCGGGCTTCAGCGGCTGCGCAAACGTCAGCACGCCCGAAGGCTTGCCGCCATTGCCCGCCAGCTTCGCCTGCTGCCGCTCCAGCGCCTTCGACAGTCCGATAGCCTCACGGGCCTGCCGGATGGCCGCAAGCCCCCTGAAGCCGTCCAGCGAAGGCCCGCGCAAATAGAAGACCTGGCCTAGGTCAAAGTAGTCGTGCGTCTTGTCGGAATAGTCCACGCGGATGCGCAGAACCCAATCGGCCAGTTGCTCAACCGTCCATGAGCCGGCCGGCACGGGCAGCAGTTCGCGCACCTCGCCGCCGACGACGTTCTTGATGGCGATGGAGCCGCCAGCAAGAGCGGCGTTGAAAATCATGCCCTCGCGGAACTCATAGCTGGTTTGCCAGCCGTTCGGCCGCACAGCCAGCAAGCGGTGCGCCGGGTGGTCCCGTCGAATTGTCAGCCGCGCAAGCCCGTTGGCGTCGTAGGTTTCCGCCACGACGCGAACCGGCATCTGCCCGATGCCCTCCGCAATGACGCGGGCTGCACAGAAGACCACCGGCACGTCGAGCGCCGTCGTTTCGGTCACGTTGATGCCAGCCGCCGAACCCCAGCCAATCCAGCCAGCCATCCCGGCCAACTGGTTGAGCGTGTAGGTCGTGCTTTTGCGGAGAAGTCCGAACATCAAAGCACCATCAACCCGTCTGTTTCGAGGTAGGATTCATCGATGTCATCCATTCCTGTGGTCGCCGCGCCAATCGCCATTGCGCTGGCAACCGCCAAGTCAATTCGGCCGGTCGCGCGTTGTTTCTCAAACCGCCGAAGCCCCGCAGGCGACGACCAGAACGTTGTGGACATGACCGCCGAACGCAGCGCCGGGTTCACGGCAATCCGCAGGCGGCGCTCCAGCAGCAGGTTTTCGAACGTGTCGATGCTTTCCGGCATCCACAGCGGGCTGTCCTTGCGCCGGTTCGTCCCTTGCGGGTGTTCCACCAGCGGCAGCGTCACGCCCAATTCGTCCAGCGACTGCTCAAAGTTGCGGATGAGCCAGCGGTCGTAAGCCACTGCCGAAATCTCAAACCGTTCCGCCAGCGCCACCAGGTCGGCGGCGACGTAGTCCAGCCGAATGACCTTGCCCGGCGTTGCCGTCAAATGGCCCTGCTCCACCCACCCGTCATAGGGTGCGCGGTCTTGCCTGGCCCGCTGCGTCAGCGTTTCCCCCGGCGTGTAGCCGTGAGCGAACAGCGCGAACTTCTGCTGCCCGTCGTCCGTCGTGCCGTCGCGGAACACCATGCACCGCGCGGTCATGTCCTTGGTCGCGCCGAGGTCCAGCCCCACCCAGCATTCCTGCCCGGCGAAGTCTTCCATCGTCATGCTTGCGTCTTCGCAGGCTTCCCATGTGTCGCGGTTCACCCAGGCGCTTTCGGCGTCGGTCCACTGGCAGAAGTGCAGCCGCCGGATTGAGTTGGCCTTGCCGGGGATTGCCAGCGCCTGCGCCGCCACGTCCGCCAGGTAAGTTTCCCGCAGCGTTATGCCCATCAGCGGGTTCGCTTTGGGCCAGCACGTCGGGTCCGTGAGGGGATCTTCCCCTTCGTCAAGCGCACAGACATAGCTGAAGGTGTTGTCGTCGTCGGTCTCGCCGTGAGCGACATTCACCGCGTGTTCGTGTTCTTCCCAGCAGACCGAGTTCCGGTCGCTTCCGCTGTTCGTAATCATCAGGATCAGCGGTTGCCGCCGAAACTTGAAGCCACGCTCCAGCATTTCCAGCGTGTCGCGGTTCGGGTGTTCGTGCAGTTCGTCCAGCAGCACGAAGTGCGGGCGAAGGCCCGACCCCGTCTTGCCCGTATCCCGGCCCACGGGGCGGAAGAATGAACCCGTCGCCATGTCGGCCAGGTTGTTCACCGGGTTCAGCCCGGTCGGCGTGATGCGCGCGGCCAGCATCGGCGACTGGCGAACCATGCCGACGGCGTCATTGAACAGGATGCGCGCCTGGTCCATCTTGGCGGCCGCCGCGAATACCTGCGCCCCGGCTTCCCGGTCGGCCATCATGCCGTACAGGCCGACGCCACCGGCCAGCGGCGACTTGCCGTTGCCCTTGCCCTGCTCAACATAGGCCCGCCGGAACCGCCTTGTGCCGTCCGCCCGCTTCCAGCCGAACAAGCTGCCGACGATGAACACCTGCGACGGGTGCAGGTGAAACGGTTCGCCGTCAAACTGCCCTTCGCTTAGGCGCAGCACGTCGGGGAAGAACCCCAGCGCCCGCTGCGCCGCCGCGAAGTCCCAAACCAGCCCGCGTGCCGGGCCGTCCTTGATATCCTTCAGGTGCCGCGCGCAGGATGCCCGCACATGCGGTCCCGCGACGATGTCCCCGCCTGTTACCGCCCGCGCATAGGCGGCGACAGGGTCAGCCGAAATACTTTTGCGCGGGGTCTTCTTCGTCGCCAAGCGGGTCTGCCTTGATGCGGGCGCGCGAAGATGGCGTCATGCCGAATTCAGCGGCGTAGCGCATCATGTCGGCCATTGCTTTGTTTGCTGTGCCAAGGAGCGGGTTCTGAACCGCGTTCCCGTTGGTGGTCTTAATCATCATCCCGTGGGTCACGTTGTCCCGCAGGGCCATCTTCGCCAGCGCGTTTTCCGCCTGTTCCCACCGCCCGAACGCCTGGCAGTAGGCACCGAGCGCGGCGCGGTCGATGCGGGACAGAACGCCAAGCTGATACAGCTGCTCACAGACGACGACCCATTCCGCTTGCGCCTCGGCGCTCAAGAACGCGGGTGGGGCAGGCATCGCAGGGCGGGCCTTCGGTTCGTTGACGTTGCGCCGGTCGGCCCGGTCCGTTCCGGCCACCAGCTTCAGCGCGGTTGGCTTGGGTTTGCGGCCCTGGGTCATGCTGCCACCCGCTCGGCCTTCAGTTCGCCGAAGGCCTGGCCGGTAGATTCAAGCGTTGCCGCCTGCCCGGTGAAGTCTTGCCAGCGGGTGATGATGACGTCGCAGTATTTTGGGTCGAGTTCCATGAGGAGCGCGTCCCGGCCGTGCTTCTCTGCGGCGATTGCGGTCGTCCCGCTTCCACCGAAGCTGTCAAGAACGCGGTCGTTGCCCTTGGTATTGTTCAGCATTTGATACGCGAACAATTCCACCGGCTTCATTGTCGGGTGTTCCCCGTTGCGCGTTGGCTTAGCAAACTCGAGGATGGTTGTTTGCTTGCGGTCCGTGGCCCACAGGTGCGCAGCTCCGTCCTTCCAGCCGTAAAGACACGGCTCATGCATCCAGTGGTAATCCTGCCTGCCCATGACGAGACTGGATTTCTTCCAAATCAGACACTGGCGCACAGTCCATCCAGCGTCCTTGGCGGCGCCCCGGAAATTGTATCCCTCCGAGTCGGCGTGCCAGACATAGAAAACTGCGCCTGGCTTCATGACCGCGTCGGCGGCGATGTAGGAGTCGCGCAGAAACTGCCGGAAGCTGTCGTCGCCCATCTTGTCGTTCTTGATGGTCAGCTTTTCCTTTGTGCCGCCCTCGTAGGCCACGTTGTAGGGCGGGTCGGTGAGCCACATGTCAACAAGCTGCCCGTCGCAGAGCCGCTCCACCGCATCAATGCTGGTGCTATCCCCACACATCAACCGATGCCGCCCAAGCAGCCACACATCGCCCTCGACCGTCACGGGC